CTAATGCGCGGGCAGCCGATGTGGCCACCAAAGCCATATACGAAATACTTCCCGCCCAACAAATGCGGACCTACAATGCCTTTCGTGTTCAGGGCTACCAAGGTCTGCTCTACAATCGCCTGCAACAGGGCCGCAAATGCACCTGCCAGGCATCCCAGAAACAACTCAATAGCCGCTTAGACAGGGACGGTAAAGCCACAGTAGGTGCAATCAATCAATTGCTTACTGGCAGCGCCACGTTCGATGTATCCCCCTACGGCTCCACACCTCACCGCGACAGTCCCTTTACCAACGAAGTCTCACCACTAGCACCTGTCAATCCGTTTCAGGGTGTTTTCGACGTTGTGGGCACTGATCTTCACGATCATCCTAGCACTCGGATTTCCGATGAACCTACCTTCGGCGACAATGGCCCTCTAGATCCTATGGTGGACATAGAGCAACTGGTAGGCGACTTCGATGCGGCCCACCTAGGCTTCACCGACGTTACGTGTGGCGTTTGCTTTGGCACAGGCTTCGTCGGTGGCTACGCACCTTTCCATGGTCAGCGGATCATTCTGACACCCGCAGATGTTAACCTAGGCCTATCGACAATCGATTACACAGCAAAGCCTTGGTCCGCTACGACAGAGCAGTCCTTCTCGGTATCGTTGGTCTTACCGTTGGGTGCCCTTGGCTTAGACTCGCTTAAGCTTTGGAATGGGTACAGGCCTTGCGTAGCAAATTTTAGTGTAGATGGCACACCAATAGCCAACGACATCCAGATCCTGAAATATTGCGATGGGCGAGTCCATACTCTGGAGGTTACTGCCCCAGAGACAAAGTGGACCCATCTAGAACTTCAGCTCGCGCTTTCTGTCGAAAGCCCATACTTCGAGTTTCCCAAGCTAACTAAGGGCTCTGATACTTCTCTCCTAGAGCAATTAGAACCATTCCAGATAATAATGAGCCCAAATGTCCCTTCAGTTCGTCCTGAGGATGTCATAGTGGAATCCACATTCGGCAAGACGTTGATCGTGCAGAATAGTAATTGGTGGAATACTAGAAAGCAGGATGTACTCGGTTGGGAATGCAATGTACGGGTAATTCAACCTCAGGAGCTTTATCGGATTCTACCAGCAAGGGGGAGGGTCCAGACAAAGAGCAGAACAACAAACGCGGTACACGACAATATCATAGGCAATAGGACTTAATATGAAAGACAAAAAAGTTGATCTTCCAAAATTCCGCTACCTGGAGGACTACAATCGATACATCAAGGAGCTGAATGAGGAACTGAAGGAGATATCTGATCTCGTAAAGGTTCAACAAAGGGCACTGGCCTCCGTGTTCAAGGCCTCTACTTCTATACGGGCCTCTGTTGTCTTCGATGTTACCCCTACTGACCGTAGTGAGCAAATGAAGACTGTCCGTAAGCTCAAGACGAAAATCGATCCGGAGCTTACGAAGGTCGTGGTACCCAACGTTAAGAAACTCCAGTCTCAATACAACTTGGCCGAGGATCTGTACGAGAAACACAAGACGGTCGAAAGTATGGAGACCCAGCTAAGCCTGCAGTTTCCGGATCGCAGGGGCGAAGCCTACAATGCGACTATCACGGCATTAGCTGCTATGAAGGCAAAGATCGCAGGCCAACTCAAGATTGTTCTCCAGTTCTTGAATGAAGTGGCAGCCCAGCACGTGCCTAAGCAGTTTGTAAAGTACGTTCAGACCATTGCTGAGCTAGTTAATGAGCACGTGATCTTTAAGGACAGCCAGTCGTTCATGTATGCTTCGGTAACCGATGACGGTGATCTGGTGTTCACCAATTACTTGATGCTGGTTGACGCTATTAATGATGAGGGGTTCATTGCACCTCATCTGTATATCAGCACTCAATGGGTATTAGGTAAAGACTCGACTATCTTCGTTGATCTCAATCATGAGTACGAGGCTCCCAATAAGCTGCTAGGTTCTGGCGAATCCGTGGGTTCGGTAGGTGAAGCAGTGAAGGCTATATCCACTGCATTGGAACTCGAAAACTTTAGCTCGGCTTTGGGTGTCGTGCCTCTGGCTCTGCAATTGAAGGTCGATCCAGAGAAACTGAGCTCTGAGATATTCAGCTATCGGGATTTCATTGACAAGGTTATCGTCGATGAGAACACCATAAGCTTCAAGCTTAGAAAGCAAGCTGATAGCCCGGAACTGGTAAAGGAAATCAGCTACCAACTGTACAAAGAGCTGAAAGAGCTCCTGAAGTCCAAGAATGTACGCCTGACCATGAAGCTTAATAACGTTGCTGGTTCCCCTGTGGTGACCTTCAATGTGGTCAAGATCGCTGAAGGTGGCCAGTTCTCTACTTACGACCTGGAATTCCTACGGGACAAATTCGGTCTAAAGGAAAGTGCGCTCCGCAAGATCGCTAACATTATCAACCAACAGGGATAAGCAAATGAAAGTCAAGCTCAATGCATCGTCACGATTAAAAGCTGGTTGGTGGGATGACCTTTCAGATGCGGCTAAGAAGGCTTACAAGAAACTACATCCCAATAGTAAATTTGGGGGCGGTGGATCCTCAGGTGGCTCAAGCAAGAAAGAAGCTCTAGATAGGGCTCGAAAAGAGCATAAAGACGCTGCTGATGCCGTAGAGCAGATAGACAAGCGCCTGGGTGATCCTGATACCCGAACTGATGAACAGTGGGAAGAATACCACAATGCCCTCGACAATCTGCGGAACAAGACCAAAAATCTGAAGAAACACGGTGGCATTAAACGATTCGGCGGATTTAAATAAAATGGATAACTCTACATTTGTCTTCTTCAAGGACTACCAGACAGATACCGAGGTGGCGGCTAATATAGCGGACCTCTTAAGGTTCGGGGAGACTCTGATATCTGTAGTGCCTCAGGTAGTAAGTCCGGTAAGCACACCACCACTAGTGGTTACCCGCACTTCACCCCTGAATGATCCCGAAGTCCGTATGCTTCTTACTGGTAGCCAGGAGAACGTTAGCTACGGCTTCAAGCTTTTAATAACCACAGATGCCCGTACTTTAACGGCTTTGGTGGCTATCACTGCTACATCCAATGTTCAGGTTCCCTACACAACGGAGAACCCTAGGGCCTACGCGGATCTAGTAGATACCATCGAAGCGGGCAAGGCGGCTATTGGTACAGCTATATTCTCCTTCCCAGCTCAGGTCGATCCCTCAGGTGGATTCGTAAGCTGGGAATTCCTCGATGCTGAAGGCAGTGTTTATGCCGCAGGCAATGCGTTTGACTATACGGTGCGGTCCAACGGTGTGACCAATACATCTATAGCTAAAGCCGTCATCAACGTACCTTCATCGGTGCCCCCTTCCCTTGAGAACCAGAAATACCAACTGCGATACACGCTGGAGTTAAGCAGTGACCTAGTTCAAGAGTACCCAACCCAAAGCCGCTACTATTCCTATGAGAATGTGGTAGTCGTTGGCTTGAACACTGTACCTCTGGGAACACAGCCCTCCATAGAACTCCGAGGTGATCAGGCAGTTATGTCGATCGTGGTCGATAAGCTGTATGACAACGTATGGGTAGAACTGTATGCAGACAATACCAAATTAGGTGAGACCCGGGTTCAGAACTTTGAGCGCGTGTCCTCTGGCTATTATTTTTCGGCGCCCTTCGATACGACAAATCTTCAGGAATCGTTGGAGTCTTATACCATCGTATGGCGCTATGGGTTCTCCAATCAACCCCATCAAGTATTCAGGGAATCCGCTGCCTTGTGGATTACCACACCGACAGTCATGCAGGCCATAGAGGACGTTAAGGCCAAGATCAACAAGGCTCGCACTACCTTGTATGGTACACCTGATCTTCTGTTCCCACCGACTACGATCATGACGTGGCTACGCCGGGCAGCCGATAACTTCAATGGTGCTTACGGGGTATTCACAAGCTTCACCTTCACTAAGGCCAAAGGAGGTATTCGTGAATACTGGCTCATGTATGCCGAACTGTTGGCTATAGAGAGTCAATACCTGGCTGAAGGGGAGAAGGCTTTCGATTTCCAAGGTGCAGCTATATCGCTTAATGTTGACCGTACTGGCTTCCTGGACACGGCTGCCTCAAAGATTCAGAGCCGTTTGGACAACGAGTTCAAGCCTTTCAAACAGAATCTGGTAATCAAGGGTCAAACTGGGGGCGATGGTTCAGCCGATCCTTCAAAGCTTGCACCTGGTGCTATCGGTGCCGTTGGCATTACTATCACACCGGCATCCCCTTGGGGTCCATATCGTGTGGGCTTACCTTACCCAACTATCTTTAGGTGATTGAACCAACCATAAACCTAGGGTTAGGTCATGATTACATTAAACTCCTCTACAAGGCTCCTAGCCAAAATTAATTCCTTAGACTATGTTCACGGGATTAACCATATTTTACAGACATCCAAACCTCCTCGTAAGAGTTCTGTGGCCCAGTCAGCAGAACGCTTTAGAAATGCTCTGTATGACTACTTGGAGGGTTTTTCCGATGTAAATAGCAAATGGGCCCCATTTCTTCTGGACATAGGTTTAACTGATAAATGCCCCTCGGTTCTTTACAGGCTGGTTTTAATGCCTATTAAGGTCAAGTTGAAACCTGGTGACACGGTTAGACTAAACTCCAAGCCATTAATGTCGGCGTCTGATAGACCTTATAATGCAGTATATGCTGGGTCTAGTTATCATGCTGACATGGAAACGAGTTTAGATAATATGCAGCTTGCTCTAGTCTCCATTCAAAATCCAAAATGCATATTCTCTTTCGACACGCTCAAGGCTTTTGTAAAAGGGACGTCTGCTTATGACAGGATTGTGTACGAGAGGCTTGAGAAGGAACGAGAATACATAATCAGGGGCCTAAATGTTAAAGGTAGGATTATGTATATAACCGATAACGTGGACTATATAAGGAAAGGTAAGTATCGGTCTCTGAAGAAATTCATTAAACCAGATAAGGAGTAATCATGCTGTCCTTTCTAATCGGTGTTGTTGTAGGTTCTGCTGGCTATCGTTATCTAAGCAAGAATAATCCAGCTGTACTGGACTATTTGGTAACTAAAGCTAATTCTCTTGTTACTTGGTTTAAAGGAAAATTCAAATGATCAAACTAAATGCAGCAACTCGTATTATGGCTTCCTCTGAAATAGAGCACGTACAAAAGATTTTGAAGCCTATTCTAGGTGACTCCCACCCTAGCCCTAGTGGCACGTCCATTACCTGGGCTAAAGGGGAATTTCCTACCCAGCTTGATGAGATCGAGGGTGGGATACGACTTACATTTAATCCCAAGATGCGTAAAGCCTGGTTTGGGGTTGAGGGCACCAATTCTGCGGATCTATTAAAGAAATTGCGAACCAAAGCCGAAAAGATGCTGGACAAACTCAAACGTGAACCCAACTTCGAGTCGGTTAAAGACGTTCTCGAAGCCTTTTCCAAAGTACGATAATGGGCACTACACCGCAAAAAACTTCCCATGGTGTTGCGGTGTAGAGTATTGTTTTACCGTATGGGTAAAAGCTATTATTTGGCGATCTTATGAAGCTCAAGTCTGGCCAGCGCCTCTTGGCTGCTACAAAGTTTGTTATTAATAACAAGTATGGTTCTCTAGAATATAACTGGAAATCAGACCTTGAGGACGAAGAATATCCAGGTTACATCCCTGATGGGTACAGTAAAACGGTACTAGAGCTTTCCTATTTAATTGCGTCAGAACTCAATAAGGGTTATGGTTCAAAGTTGATGAACACTTTTTTGAACAGTCCTCAAGCCAAGAAGGCAGAATTGATTTTCTTGGACCCAAATCCTGACGAAGGTTTATTTGAAAACTCTGGAATACCAGAGAGGGAACAAATTAATAGGTTAATTCGCTTTTATGGGAAATTTGGATTTAGGCACGCCCCAGGATCAACTCGTATGTGGTTAGTACGTCGAGGTACTATACCTGATAATAAACTCCCTAAGTAGGATCCGCATTCAAATGAAGATTAATGCAGCAGCCAGGCTTCAAGCCACCCAATCAACATCGGAGGAGCTTCTACATCTGTTAGAACCCATATTAGGAACCAATTATAAGAAATCAAAGACCAGCTATTCCACAAACATCAAGTGGAAGCCCACACCTACTTGGAGTGCTATGCTGTCTGTAGGTAATGATGGATCTCTATACTTTGTTTTTCAGCCTCGTGCTATGCGTCGCGCATGGACTGGCGGTAATGGCCAAGACGTGACTACGGTACTGAAGTTTCTAACTCGAAACACGAAGAACATTCTTCGAGAATTTGGTAACGACTCTAAAATCGCAGACGTTAAACCTATGTTGGAGGCATTAGCTAACCTATGAAACTCAACGCAGGCATACGCCTTAAAGCCGATGACTGGAGCTCTGACGTAGAGACCAAGAACCACACACCAGAAGGTTTGTTCACCAAATCAGCTAATGAAATAGCGCGAGGCATAAAGAAGGAACATGGTTCTGACTTCAAGGGCGCTATGAATGCACTGACCTTTTACTATAACCGGGCTGGCGATAATTTGTCAGAAGCCGATAAGCGGAAAGGTGAGCATGCTAAAGAAGCCCTACGTAAACTCTACGGTAAATCATGAAGTGCCCTGTATGTGGCAGTGTGATAGCCGCTACTTATAAGGTAAAGAGCCGAGAGCTAGGTGCCTGTTACGGTGGCCATCTCTTTAAAATGCCTCTTAAACTCCAAGCTGCGGCGAGGCTTAAAAAATGGAACTCAATAAATCAACGATGATGATCATAGGATGGTTGGTCGCTATGATCGTTGGTCTGCTCATTCTTTGCTATATCCAATTCAAGAAAGACTCACTTGACCTTCGGTATCTCATACTTGATGACGTGACTGGCAAACCATCGCTGAGTAAGCTCGGTCAACTGATAGCGCTTGTCATGTCTAGCTGGGGATTCCAGTACCAAATACTTAATGACCGAATGACGGAATGGTACTTCGGTCTATATATGAGCGCATGGGCTGTTACAGGCTTAGCCAACAAATGGCTATCAGGTAAACAGAATCTAACTCAAGACGGACGTGGTAATTCATGAAACTCAATGCTGCTAACCGGTTGACAAGCCAGCCACTGACCGACAGCATATCTGATAAGAATGGGCTGTATCATTGTAAGATGTACTATTGGAATCATCTGTCCAATAGCAAGGGATTGGGCACCAAAGGTGGAATATCTCTCAGTTATTGCGTGGCCAACGACGAGCCCACATTCTTGCTCAGTACTAGTGGTTCTGTCATAGGTTACCTGACGTTAGCCAAATCGACTTACGGTATACCTGGCGTCAAGTTCTCTATAAATAGCGCGTTTCTGAATCCCCAGTATAGGGGCCGCAAGTTGGGCACCGTTATGTACTTGGGAGCCCTGCATGTCCTGAAGCACATGGCTTCGGATGCGGTGTTGTCCAAGAATGCAATACACTCGTGGCGTAGCCTACTGAAATACGGCTATAAGGTTAAGCTGTGGAATAACACAACTGGCAAACCACAGCCCTTCGTATGGGGTGATGAAATGCCTGTTGTTGGTGGCCTCCCAATAAGTGCCATCATAAGAGAAGAATTTGTGCTCTACATATAAAGGGGTTGATTGTGCTAATCCTAGGGTCAGCTAATAGGCTTCAGGCAGCTAAGGCTGACGTTAAAGCCGCTGAAACATTCTTGACGGAACTGGGCTTTAGTGGCCTAAGATTCAAAAGCAGTAAGGACGACATCATCCAGTTTGCCTACAAGGCTTATGATAAAGCGCAGGTTACCAAGCACTTAGGTGCCCCTAAGGCTGCTTCTACAGGCATTCGCTATAGATTCGGTAACCAAGGGGTTGTGGCTATATTCCCGAATCGGGTAGTCCTAAAGAATAGCAAACGCACCAAACCAGCTAAGCCTGAGCCTAAAACAGGTACGATGAATGACGATGATAAAGTTCCACTGGTCCACATCACTGAGGCACTGCATAAAGAATACCAGAGGGCCCAGACTAATCCTAGCGCCCGACTGAAGTTCTGTACTGATCTTTGGAAGTATTTCAATACTACCAAGTTTGGGTCTAAACTTGGGATGCCTAACATACGGTTACTCAAGAATGTCGCTGGCACCTCATTTAGAACACGTGGGTACTGGAATCCGTCTAACCGTAAATTAGCCGTTAGCCCTCGGTTGTTCAATGCCAGCCAGGAGTTCTTCGTCGAGACTTTCCTGCATGAGATGTGTCACCAAGCGGTTAGTGAGATCGATAGGAAGATAGAGTATGAGAATCAAAGCCATGGTCCGCTATGGGCGTCGTGGATGCGTAAAGTAGGCTTGAATCCCTTACGATTTGATCCCGTAGGGAACGCGACCTACATGACAGACAAAGAGAGGGACCACTACAACAAAACTCGTGACCAATATAAAGATGCTCTTTACGAGCTAATTAGGTTGGGCCTGAAGCAAACTACACCTGCGGAGCACAAGGCTGTAACCTTCGTAAACGATGGGCAGCTTATCGATGGTGTATGTGTATGTCCAGCACCGGGTAAAAAGTGGGCTGTGCTGCCTGTTGACACCATAAACTCTTATACACAGGGCTCCCTAAAGTGGTTCAAGATTGGCACCGGGCACCTGTACCAAGCCAGACCTACGTCCATATACTTCACCAAATACGATAGACTTGCGAATCTCATTAAGAACTTCTATGAGCAAAAGGAAAACGAAAGGTTCTTGAGACGGGAAAAGAAACATAGGCAGGAATGGGGTTATTAATGAAACGCTTTAATGCTCGTATAAAAACGAATGGCTATGGGGTGGCTAAAATCAAACGGGCCACCTACAACTCCAATACGGGCTTCTCCAAAACCAGCGACTGGTGGTCATTAAGGGCTGAGGTGTGGAAGCGTGATGGTGGTCACTGCGTCCCCTGTGGGAAAGCCGGTAAGCGTGTGAAAGGCAAGGACGTTCATCATATTATACCTCTAGGTAGAGGTGGAACTACTACCAAAGCCAATTTGATTACAGTGTGTGAAGACTGCCATGATAAACGCCATCCAGGGCACCCTAAGAGGTAAAAATGATCCCGCTTAATGCCGTCACTAGACTACAACGCCCACTTGAGTTTGTTGAGGAACTTTTCAATTACTTAGAAGGTGATAAAGTCTCAGACCAATGGGTTGCTGAGGTAACTAAACGCCGTGATAAATGCCCAACCATACTGTATCGAATGGTGTTACTTTCAGAGAAGACCAAGCTAGACATTGGCAAGGAAATTAAGCTCAAGTCTAAACCCATTATATCGGCTTCAGATAACCGTATGAATGCTTTATACGCTGGATGTTCTTATCATCATGACCATGGTACTAGGTTAACGGGAAAGCAAATAGCGCTCGTTAGTATTAAAAATCCACATTGCTTTATGTCTTATAGAGAGCTAAAGAAACTCGTTAAGCAGAATTCCTATGTTGTAAATCGTTTGAATAAAGAGCGGGAGTATATAATTGACGGTCACAATATTAAGGGCACGGTTTTGTCGATAAAGAGTATACACCTTATTAGCGATGAGCTTTATAAAGGTTTCAAACTGATATGATTAAGTTAGACGCCGCTGCACGAATATCTCTGTCGAAGATGTCCAAGCCAGAGAAGCTCAAGTTTTATAATGACAAGTTGAATTGGAAGAAGACGCAATTGATAAAGCTTTCCAAAGAAACTGCGCCTGTAACGTACAAGTTAATCCAGCAGCAGATCAACAATATCAAAGACAGACTTACCAAACTTAGACAACCGAAGAAGGTGTGACCATGAAAGATCAGCTACGAAACTTTATAACGCTCTTCCTCCAACTTAATGCGGAACCCGCTGACTTCCAAGTCCATGCACTGGCCGAAGCTCTTGGTTGCGATAAAGAGACTCTGGAAGGCGTCATCTATGCTATGCTCGGGCGTGAGGTCAACAACGAAGTTACGGCTTCTGAGGAAGAGGTTCTGGAAGACGTTTATCCGCCTGACCAGATATCCGTGAACGATATAACACTTAATGACAGCGCACCTACAGCCCCGGATCCGGACTATACTTCTGATGACGGCGTGGACGCCCTGGATCAAGGTATTGGCGATGCTACAGGTGATCTTCTGATTGACGATGGTGTGCCGGACCGAAGCCTATGAAAGACTATTTCCTGTCCAGTTTAGGCATCTTGGATACCGATCAAGTGCGGTCACCAACTAAAGATGCCTTCCCGTTGGCTTTCAATGTCAACAACCACAGGGTGTGGGATGCAGTTATTCAGGGCTTTAAGCAGACCGATAATCCAGCAGCCGATTGGTCCGCTGCCATCCACTTGTATATAGAACGTTGCGTTGGTCAAGGTCTTTACCCCTTTTCGAACGTGCACCAGAGCTCTAATGATTCAATACTTAGGGAGCTCAATGATGGCCGTAAAGCCGTAGTCAAGTTCATGAACCTTAGCCGTATTCTTCAGCTTATCAATCTGAGCTCCACGACTAGGCAAGTGAAGATGACCAACACGGGATTTTGTCTTAAAGTGAGTGGCAAGGCAAAGCTGAAGGATCCATCGTTTCCCCAGTGGTTGACTAAGATACCCATGCCTGGCTTTCAGATCCTGAAGGTTGATGAGCGCTATATAAAGAACCTTAGCGGTACGACCACTATAATCGCATATAACGAGGGCGCTAACTTGCCAGATCGATGGCACCTAGGCTACGAGATTATCGTCAATAGGTTCCCCGATATACCAGGCAACCAACTACCATCTAGAGCGGAGTTAGAGAAGTTCATTCTGACCACCCTCTGGATGCCCATCTTGAAAGCCCATAGACCACAAGGCTTTCACCACAGACTCATATGATCACCAAGGGGCGATAATCGCATGATTATCGCCCCTTTCCTTTTTCTGCAATTTTATGCGGAATATACCACCGAGGACGATTATGACACTTCGTAAGACTACCAATCTGGTCATTCCGCCAGAGCTTAAACTGCCGCGTAAGGAGCTTAAATCAGGCTTCATGTATCTGTATAACAAAGGCTATTCGTCCCTCCCACCTTCGTTCTTGAACAAGCTGTGGGTATCCACGATATTTCCTAGCATTGCGGAGCAGCCTTCTTTTGGCAAGAACCGTAGGAATTTGAGGGCCCTTGTTGCTCGGCTTGTAAAGGTTATACCTGCCGGGTTGATGAAGCTCAAGAAGGTGAACGATCCCGCAGATCCTCATTTTGTGGTTTCCATTCCGGTATTTAAGTTGTTCTTAGACCCAGAGCGTATGGGTCAATACTTAGCGGACTTGGTAGATAAAATAGAGGCCCCTGCAGATGGCTCACCTTGGAACCCCTATGCCGGCAGCAAGGTCAACGAGGTATCTGGGGGTCTAGTACCTGCTGCCCAGGCTATCCTGAACATCAAGAACCTGGATGCTAAGGCTCGGGCAGCGCTGTCCGAGACCTTTCTGGGTTTCCGCCTTGTACCCAAAGACGTGGATACTCTGGTCTATTTGGACTTCAAGATCTCTAAGCCCATTGCAGAGCAGTTAACCACCTCTTATTGGATTGAGATTCGAAACATTGATCTCTACCCGCTGCTCCTCCAATGGACTACAACTTATTTCGGCTTCACGGGCCCCGCACCTTTATCCGCATTTCCGGTATCCAAGATCGCCCGTACTTTGCCCTCGCTTCAGAACAACCAGATTCGAGTCAACGAACACTCCCTGTCTATTGGACCCGACGGTACTGCTTATTGGCTGCCCAAGGAATTGGACAATACAGGTCGTTATGAGGATCTCTATAGCCAAGTAGGTGATAAGGGTGACGATAGCTTCCAATTGGTAGACGTGACAGAAGCTGATTCCTTATCCATAGATGGCGATGAAGGGCATATAACGAAGTTACCTCGTAACATACCGGTCTTAATGGATTGGCAGAACAACAAGTATAGCTACACAACCTCTACTGGTATGTTGAAGGTTCAGGACTTGGCTCGCTTTAAGATAGCCGACTCCTCGCATGTCGTCAACCTGTTAGACAAGCCTTCGAGTATCAAGACCCTCAAGACCATTGTCAATATGGCTGACTCATCTGGGTTGAGTACAACCCCTAGCCAATACTTTGTGGCAGAAGAGACCCAACAGTTGATCAAAGAGAATCCAAATGCCGCTCCAACTTTGGTGAAATCACCTAACATGCTCGACTACATGGTAGACGCCCTAAACTTCTACCGTATGGAAGAGGGCATGCATCCTGATGATCCTGTGCCTTGGAAAGACTTCAATCTAGGAGGCCCTGTTTCCCTGAGACCTATTGCGAGGTTCATGCAAGCCGCTTTGCCTGCAATACTGGATCACCTTGATGCGGTCAATACTAAATATGCGGTATCGACAGTCAGCACACATTTGGCTATAGTAACGATGGTTGCCAAGTACGGCGCTGAGAACTATGGAGACACACTCCTAAAGAGTAATTCGATTCGGGAGGCTGCTCAGAACCAAGGCGTCGACCCTGATTGGGAACCACCAGCCATACCGTTGTTGTCCGATAAGATCGGCATGTTGCCACACCAGAAGAAGGTCAGAAACTTGCTGAAAGGTAGCCCTGACTTCGCTATTCTGCCTGTGCAGGCGGGTGGTGGTAAGTCGGTATTGTCTATCACAGACGTTCTGTACGAGATCAAGAACGCCACTAATGCGCCGTACCTTATCCTGTGTCCGCCGCACCTGGTAGCCCAGTACGTGAAGGAGATAGTGTTCTTCACCAATGGTAAGCTTAATGTGGTATCGATCAACTCCTATGCTATTGACCGCAATGGCTTTCCAAGGCTCACCAAGTTGTTGGAAGGTGCGCCCCGCAATACTGTAGTGGTCTGCGACTATGACGTTCTGCGGTACAGGCAGGATGAGGTGTGCTATGGCACGACCCCGATAAAGGTCTATCCAGTTATCGAATTCTTGCGGCAGTTCTCCTTTGGCTACGCAATGCTGGACGAATCGCAGTCGGTAAAGAATGATTCGGCTCGTACTCGTGCTTGTATGGCACTTATTGCTGACATACCGAAGAAGAGGTTGGCTTCTGGTACAATGGCCCACGATTCACCTTCCGATTTGGCTCTCCAAATAGCGATGCTTGACCCAACTCTGTTTGGTGATCGTAAGGAGTTTAATGAGCGCTTTGGTGCCGAAGTTAAGGGTGATCGTGTTATCAAGTGGAAGCCAGGGGCTCAGCTTGAGATCATGCGAATGATCAAGAGCCGGATTGTAGTCGCAGGCGCTATGCGTAAAGAATGGGCCGCGTTGCTTCCTAAAGCACATGAGCAATTCCACAAGGTAGAGCTTACAGAAGCCCAATATAATGTGTACCAATCGATCTTGACCGAGACGTTGGATCGCATTAGAGAAGACGCCAAGAATAATAAAGGGTTGGCCAAGCTTCTGGCACCTGTAGTCGGTGCTAAACCGGATGAAGATGCCGAAGACGCACCGTTGGCTGATTCTGAAGATCAAGCCGACACGATGGATGAATTTGAAGACGAAGACCTGGCAGCGTTGCTGACGCCCTACTTGGCTCGTCTCGAACAGTTCATTACGGCGCCTGCAAAAGACCCGTTGGGAGATAAGCTACTGAAGGGCGTAGATCGGATGTCACCTAAGGTAGCTAAGATCGTGGAGCGCGTTAAGTTGCACCTGGATCAGAATCTCCCGGGTAAAGTACTGGTTTTCACGAACTATGTGGAATCTGCCGAAGAGATCTTTGACGCCTTCCCTCCGGAACTGAAATCACAGGGCTTGCTGTATGTAGCGTCTCAGAAGGTAGAGATTGGTGCGGCCTTCGAGCGTGACCCCCAGAAGAAGTGGATGGTCGGTGTTGAGCAATCAATGAACACTGGCTTGAACTTGCAGTTCGTGGCCCGTTTGGTTCGCGTTGAAACCGTCTGGAACCCAGGTACACTGGAACAAGGTAACAGCCGGGTCAATCGTCCTGAACTCAAGAAGACGGATATTCGTGGCGAAATTTACTACGACTGGGTGGTAGCGGATAGAACAATCGATATCACCAAGATCAGCCGCTTGATATCCAAGATTGTGGCCATAGCTAAGTTCGAAAACACGGACAACGTAGCCTACGAGAGCATACCGGATGTTCCTGTTATCAAGATGACGCTGGACAGCATCGAGAGCATGAACTCGTGGTCAGAGAATCTCAAGGAATATGCGGATGCTTACCGCGAGTACAAGACGGTACAAGCAGAAGAGTATGCTGAATACCGAGAGAAACACGGTGAACTCAAACTAGAGAAATTGACCATAGCTGAAACACCGAAAGATGCCAAGCTTATGGGTACGGTACCTTATACCCCGGGCCTTGAAATCTACGGTGCGGATGAAATGGGTCTGGTACGTCTAGACGAGCACTTGAGGCAGAATACGTTCGAGGACGGTGAAGAAGGTGAGGAAGAGGACGAAGATAAGGCTTCTAGCTCTGACCTAGTTGACGCGATAATAGGCCAGAGGGTTCATACAGAGTTTGGTGACGGCGTGATCAAGAGCGTTATGATGACCAATCGAATGGTCAACGTAAGTCTTGATTCTGGCTACCTAATTCGTGTACGGCTAAGCTCTGCGTTCTTGATCACAAGGCCTACTACATCGACTAAGGATATCAGGAATCAGTTACTGAAGTCTGTAGGTGAATTGGAGCTTACTGCACCACTGGACGTACCGGCACAGAAGTTCCGGATCGATAATGCGGCAGCCCGCAAGGCTCTTAAAGATCAGATCCAGAAGGAGAAGGAAGCTCAGAAGAAGGCTAAAGAGAAACTTGCTTCGTTGTCTGTGGAGCTCACATTCAACATATCGAATGGATTCTTGGGCATCACTTACTTCGAGAACGAAGACAACCCTGAGGCGGCTAATGCTTTGCAAGCCCTAGGTTTCAGACCAACCGAACAGTTTGCATATGCGTTGGTTAAGACACCACGACAACTGCTCCAGCAATTTAATGTTTGGAAAGACAAAGGCTATACCTTAGATAAGGCATTCCACGGTAATGTTTCTGAAGCTTTCCGGGACCTGTATAAGTTGATGGAAAAGGGTAGGTTGAAATCAAGGAACGTGGACTTCAACTTCTCTACAAAGAACGAGCTGAAGAACTTCTACAGAATGGAAGTGAAGCCATCAACAGACGATAAGGCCATCAAACCTTATCCGATGATTGAAGATGGGCAGGCTTATATAGTGTTGCCCCTGCGTGGTCAACCTGCGTCTAGGAAAGCAATACAGGTTAGGGCACCTGGAGTTCGTTGGCAGATGTCCACACCGTCTTTAGTCTATTATGGTCTTGGTCTAGCAGCTACTGGTAAGATGATTCAGAAGATTATGGAGAATGGTATTACCATAAGTAATCTGAAAGAAGTTAAGTCTGACTTTAAGAAGCTGCGTAAGGTCTCAACTCGTTAATCAAAGGAGAAATAAATGTACGATAATATTAAAACCGCGATGACCAATGCAGGTTATGCTGTATCCGAAGGAAGCGACTGGACTCCTGCAGACCAGGTTCTGTACCGGGAATATTGCTACTTCCGTTTGGGTATCCCTGACATTGGGGCCATCGCTTTGATCTCCTATCCGGCATATTTCCAAGAGCAATACCCGACAGCCTATTCTACCTATGAGGCTGATCTGGGTGAAGAAGAGCCTGAGGAGCCGGAAGAGGAACCAGAGGAAGAAGAGACGCCTCCTGAAGAGGAGCCCGAAACACCCCCAGAAGATGAAACTCCACCGGACGAAGAAGAGCCGTCTAACCCCTAAGGAGCTTAAATGTCGGCCATAACGATTATTGGTAATCATGGGCCAGCATATAGGAACGGTGTCACCCCTTCGGGGGTGGCCGTTCCAAATGTTGCTGATGTTGGGATGGGCTGGACTGCTGTAATAGCTAATGATGCAGGCCAGTCTTTAATCGCCCTCAACTCCTTGGTACGAGGTGACATAAACGTAGGTGTCCATTTTCAAGGTACGGCTGGCGTGAAGGTCTCTTTCACTTTAGCCAACACTGCCTCTGCTCTAAGTTCTAATCCTGATGTACAGGACTCGGTTACGTGGAGTAACGAAATAACCATGGGGGCAGACATTGTACCCGCGGAGGTATTGTTCACGGCCTTGAAAGTGGTGTTCGACGGCCCCGGTGAGTTGTATATAGCAGTTCGATAAATAGGGTGCTCTATGTTTTTCGATTCAGAACCTAAGAAGCCAAACATCATAGTGGCCAACAATGGGATATCTGTAATTGATGCCGAAAAAGACGGTTCTCGATTGCAGACTTTGGACTACCCTACTTGGCTCCCTTTCGCAGCTAAACTCTACAATATCAGCTCCAACATAGAGGACTTCTTGTTGGTCACCACACCTATCTGCCCATCTGATATCCCCAATCGGAATGGTGTGGCCTTCCCCCTTGCAGAGCTCACCAAGTTTCAACCGCCGCCTGTATCCCGCATGACCTACAAAGCCTGGAAAGGCTGCCCGGTTCATAGGGAACATAAAGCCGATGTTCATGAAGATGCCTATGGTGTTATTCTTGACGCTTCCTTGCACAAGGTAACCGGATACGGCAATGGTAAGCTGTGGAAGGTAATGGGGCTGCTGGCTATCGACAAGTATAAGTACCCAGAGATGGCACGTAGGGTTCGAGAAGGCGATGTTAATACCTACTCGATGGGAGCTCTAGCGGACTTCTTTACTTGCTCATATTGTGGTCAGGAGATAACTAAAGCCAGCAATTGTGGTCACGTTCATCATAAGAACGAGATAGATTGGCGTGAAGTTATAGGACCTGATGGTAGAAACCACATAGCGTTTCGCAATGCCCATAATGTGAATCCTGTGGAATGCTCTATCGTTGAAAGTCCTGCGTGGACTACCGCGCTGTCTGATCAGATATTAGGCTAGCTATGCCCTACGCCTTTTATGCCCGTCCAATCCTTCGCCGTATTCTTGCTGCCCTTCCCATACTGTCGGATATCCAGATAGCTATTAGACGGTATGGGCCAGATATCATCGCCGTTCAACTCTACAATAAGGGCAAGCACGTAATACCAAACTACAAAGACAGGCTCCAAAGAGAACTTGTGTTCAGCATAAATATGCCGCTGATGCTTGATCATGGGTGGGGATTAAGGTGGCCTGGCGAGAACTGCAATTCACCACAGTTCTCTATTCTTGTAGAAGACACCCAGGGACTGACAATAACTAGAGTAAAAGACTGTTTGAAAGATAGCCTACAACGGTATACCCGTCTCCCGTTGTTCAGGAGTTGGCACGAATAGTAATTTTATTTTACAACAAGGTTTGTCCACAACACTTTGTACGACGTTAAAGGAACCATCATGCCCATCAAGAAACAAGTTCAGGCAGCCAAAACTGCTTCTACCTCGACGCATATCGACAATCTGGACCCAGTAAAGGTCGAAGAAAGCGATACCAAACTGATGAACCACATGTCCCCGGATACGCTGATCGATCCGGAAGATGACAAGCCTGGTTCGACTTATTCGGCAATCACGGCTTCTACAGAAGAGATCGATCTGCCAGATGACTCCCTGGAAGATGACGAAGAGTTGGATGCTGCATCGTTGCACACGCCTCAAGATGGTGAAGAAGTCGAAAACAACGATACGCCCAACATCCTGACAGCCGACGAGGATGAAGACGAGGATGAAGACGAGGATGACGAAGATCCTGATTGGGACGCTCCGGTAGAGGACGAAGAGGAAGAATTCGAAGCTGAAGACGAAGAGGCTGTGGAGGACGTTGGTGATGTAGAAGACGTTGCTGAAGAGGATGAGACCGTGGCTTCCGATGCAATGCCTATCGTTGACGTTGATGGCACTGATGACTCAGATGTGGACAATGTGGTCTTTGCTTCGTTTGGTAGCCGTTTGATGGTCATCAAAGGCAGCCGTATCATAGCGACCATGACTAAGGCAGCCGCAGATGCAGCGAAGCACGCCGACGTTTATATGAGCGATCAATTCCAAGATGTTGTAGCTTCGGAAATGGTTAAGAAGGGCTTGCGTCAGGGCTTGACCGGCATGGGCTTCGTTATGGCGAAAGTCGATGTGACCAAGCAAGAAACAGTAAACGCTAGGGTTGAACGTAAGGTTCAGGCAGCTACCGCAGCCGTACGTAAGGTAAGCGCCTCCAAAGAAGCAGCCTTCGAGCAATCGTTGGCAATCGCTTCTGTTGGTATCCACCGTGGCTTCTTCAAGGACCAGCCGAATGAACTGAAAGCCGCCCTGGAGAAGGAACTGCAACTGGCTGGCCTACGTGGTGGCGCTAAGTTGGTTGAGCGTGTGTTTGCTGCTCATGGCCCGTCCTACGCTAAAGCGATTGTGACGTTGGCAACCAAACTGTCCGCTATGCCACAAGCTGTGCGGGATGAGTTTGTAGCTGGCCTCGATATGACCTCTGAAGACGTTGATATGGTTAGCGATGACGAACTGGAAGAAGGTGTTCAGATCGGCGCCGATGACGACTTCAACGATGATGAGTTTGTGGATGACGTAACGACCGTTACTGCTGCATTAAACAAACCGGGTGTTCCACGTCAAGTAGTTACGGCCAAGACTGCTGGGTATTCTGTTGCGGCCGCCTCTATTCTTAATGGGGAAAAGTCATTGTTCTAAAAATCACAAAACGTAGTTTTATTGTGTAATTCTTTCAAGGAGGTTTAAATGCTCTATCTGCCATACACCAAACTCGTTGATTCGAGCGAAGCTGCCGTAGCCCCGGGCGTCATCATCGGTGCTGAAGGTATCGCGCTTGTTCGTGCAAACAACGCCCAAGCAAATGGCGTTATGCCGTCGACTGGCACTTCCGCTGACAAGTTCGTTGGCTTTGCTATCGCTGGCACTTCGGCTGCTCCTTTCGCTGAAGGTTTCACCAACAAGGTTGAGAAGTTCGTTGTGCCGTCGACTGGTATCGTTACTGTCCAGTTCGCTCCAGTAACTGGTCAAGTGCTGATCATCAATAACGCCACTGGCGCTGTTGTTACTGGCACTACCGTAACCGGCAATAGCATCTCTGGTTTGACTTCGGGCCTGAATATCAGCGTGACCTACAAGTATGCACTGACCGTTCAACAAGCTCGTGCTTTGATGGGTGACGTAACTCCGGGTGGGTACAGCGGTGCGTATGTCGGCCAAATCGGTTTGGCACGCCGCGGTCTTCTGTACACTACAGAGTTCGATGCTGCCGTCAACTGGGCAGCAGTTACCGGCATCAAGCTGGCAGCCAATGGCCAACTGACTAGCCAAGCTGGCTCTGGTGTTGCAATTAACGCTGTTGTGGTTGCGGTTCCGAGTCAAGATTATCCGTATCTTGGTATCGACTTCTCGGCGCCAGGCGCTGCTTAATTAAGGAGAGTAATAATGACCAAACTCAAAGTACGTGCAGCTCGCACTCCAGTTGTTGCTCAAGACTATCGTTTCAATGACGGCAGTCTGGCCATCGGCGCCAAGGGCGAATTGAATGCATCGTCCAAGAAGGAACTTCTGCAACGTCAAGTGCAGTTCTTGCAAGCCGCTTCTAACGGTCAAGTCGTTACTGCTGCTCAAGCAACTGCAATGGAAAATCAGTCCAAGATCAACCGTGAGTTGGTTCAGGCTGCTTTCAATGACGCAGCAGCACACCGTATCCTGGGTGAGCGCGTTGCTGAGTCCCTCTACATGACTGCCAATCGTGAAGGCTTCATGCGTAAGTATTTGGCCAAGATCGACGTTGCGCAAGGCACCATCCCGCGCTTCCCGGTCCGCGCCAAGAACGTGACTGCTGTATGGTCCACTTCGCCGACTCGCGTTCAATCGCAGATCACTCGTGACAAATGGCTGTACCCGCCGGAACTGTCCATCATCGCTCGTCCGTTCATTACCCAGAACGAACTGAATCAAAGCGCTGGTGACGTTCTGCAAGAGAAGTTCGTTGAAGCTACTGAAGCCGTTATGGTTTCGGAAGACCGTCTCTGGTACAACCAAGCTAACCAACTGGTTGGCGTTGACAACAACCTGGCAATCGTCAGCGGTCAGCTCACACCGTACACACTGATGCAAGTCGTGGTCAACGTTACTCGTTGGGGCCTGAAGACACCGCACGTCCTGATCGCAGCTGACCTGTATGCTGATATCATCGGTAACTCTGAGTTCTACGAAGCAATCGATCCGGTTGCTCGCCACGAGTTGCTGCTGACTGGCGAACTGGCTGTTATGTACGGCATGACCATCACTTCCGATGCCTACCGTCATCCGGAACACAAGGTTCTGAACCAAGGCGAATTCTTCGTGATCGCTGACAAGCTGAATCACGGTGGTTACTCTGATCGCGGCGGCCTGCAATCGAGCCCGACCGATATCACTGTCGAACAGATCCCAGGCAAGGGTTGGGTCATCCACGAAGAGATCGCTATCTCCATCGCCAACAGCCGTTCCATCGCTAAGGGCGTACGCCTCTAATCCAATAGGAGAAACGAATATGAAGACCTACAATAGGGCGTTGGACTACATGGCTCTGGGCGTAGCGGTGTATCGCAAAGGCGGTGAGGGTGCAGCAGTTAAGGCAGCCAAGCTGTTTGCTAAAGCGGCTATGTCCCCAGATGCACTGCATGCTGTGGCTGTTATCGAGGCCTCCAACAAGCAGGCAGTAACACTGCAAGCAAAGGCTAAGGAAGATGCCAAGGCTAAGGCCAAGACGGAAGCCAAGGCTAAGGCAGCTCAAGTTCAAGCTACCAAGCGCTTGAAAGCCAACGAAGACGAGATCGATTTTGATGCTGATGAAGTCGATAGCTTGATCAACGAAGGCGATGACGCAGCCGAAGTAGTTGAAGACGACGCGACCGATGAGGTCGTTGAGTCTGAAACCTTCGAAGAAGAAGTGGAAGACGAGGACCAATCGGATGAAGAGTTCGACGCTGAATTCGCATCGATCCTGGCCTCCATGGAACCAAAGCGCAGCAAAAAGTAATAAACTGCACAGGTGGTCCGGTAGCTCTTAACTGTGCTACCGGACCATTTTTCTTTTGTGGGGCATGTTTAATATGGAATCCAAGATCCAACCCCTAGAGGACTATGTACTTGCTGGATTCAGTTCTAGATTCCAGCAAGTGTTCAACTGTATCTGCCTGTACGCTACAGCAACCGATAAGATGAAGGCTTTGGAGAGGGTATTTGGGGGCCGTGAAGTTACTTACCCTTATGCCTTGTTTACCATTCAGACATTGGCTTCCAACAATGAGTCGTATGTGAACCAAAGCTTGGCACGCCGAGGCTTGACTACCGTAGTTAAAGACGGCTTCTTGCATACAGTAAGGCTGATGCCTGCCAACTTCGAAATCGAGATCGAATACTACACAAATAGGTATCAAGGCTTGGAGCAGGGCTCTGTTTTGGCTTTCGTCAAACGTTGGCTGTTTGCTAGGCGTTTAGGGTACCTCAAATTTAATATCAACTATGGATCGTTGACTCCTATGGTAGGTGTAACCATGTCGGAAAGCCTGACATTACCGCCAAGGGAGAATAGCGTTGAGCAGGAAACGGTCTATAAAACAGTAACAACGGCCACCATACACGGATATATATCTGAAGCGTCTCTAGGCACTAAGGGGGTAATACAGCAGCTAGACGTAGAGGAGTTAGTGCTAAATCCTGATGGATCAGTGCCTGGGTATCAATTCTTTTCGTTTAATAAGGAGTAGTGATGCGACAGCTCTTGATTAATCTAACGCGCGAGACTCTGCAGGTAGAGATTCGTTTGCCGGATAACAGGCTTAGTCATGTACAGCTTATGCCTCGCAGCAGAGCACACATAGGAGTCGGCTGCAAAGTCGATGACAACTATCGGGCCCTTAGTCCAAAGGCTATTAAAGTGGTTGAGGAGCAAAAGGTAGTTGAAGAGCAAAAACAAGATGGAGAAGAGTAATGACTATTCTTGAACAAAGAGCCTCTGACGTTCGCATCCAGGAAATCAATCTATCGACGGTCATTACTTCGAACAGTACGGCCGTAGGCTGCCAGGTTGTGGTGGCCAAGCAAGGTTCCCCTGAGCCTAAGTTCTTTACGAATGCCGATGACTATATTGCTGAATACGGCAATCCCGATGCTTCTGTATCGTTCGACGTATATTGCGGTCTCGATTTCTTCAGGGAAGGCAATGCGTTATGGGCACGCCGTGCCGTGCATAACGATGCGCTTTATGCTGGCCTTCTGCTGTATAGCGATGGCACTACCATGGCTTTCGAGCCCATAACGGCTGGCATAGCCGACCCAGAGAACCCAGACTGGGAATCATTAATCCCGTCGCCTACCGATATACCCATCGCTTTGTTTTGGCCTAAGCAAGGACCTGGTTCGTTCGCTGATGAACTAGCGGCTAGCATAGTATCGAATAACATTGATGCACCTACTAACGTGGATGCCGCTTCGGTTGCCACCGGTGGCTCTATGGTTGCTGGTACCTATCAGTATTCGGTGTCGGCATTGGGTAAGAACGGCGAAACACTGGCTTCAGTACCCGCTATAGTAGTGATTGCTGGTGTAGCTGTCACCAATTCGGTAACGGTATCGTGGGATCCTATACCGCTGGCCATAGGCTATCGCGTATATGGGCGGCTACAAACATCGGCCAACATCGGCCTTATGGCCGAAATAGGTCAAGGTACTTACGAGTTCTTGGACACTGGCTCGATAACACCGAATACTGCCCGTAAGCCAATCACCAATCCTGCTGATTTGCCTCCGCCTGACCCAACGTTCACTGTCAATCTGTATGACGAACGTATCCCTTCTGTTGAGAGTTATCTCTGCACGTTGGGCCCCAACACTGATGATACAGGAATGTCGACGGAGCTAGAGGAACGTATTAACCCCTTCAGTGTGGCATTCAATGTCACATCGAACGTTAGTGCTTTGGTCTCCATACCGCCTGTTAATACAGTTGATCGGGAGAACCTGGCTGGTGGTACCAGCGGCTCGGCACCCACATCGTTTGATGTAGCGGCTGCCTACGATATCTTCAAGAACAAGCAGCTCTATCGTATTAATACGCTGATCAACGGTGGCCATGCTAACCCTACTGTTCAATTGGCGATGGACACTCTGTCCCAAGGTCGTGGCGATACAGTGGGCATGTTGGACGTGCCGTCTGCAAAGCAGAGAATGCAAGATGCCCTGAACTATCGTAACTTGGAGCTGAATCTTAACTCCTCGTATAGTGCTTTGTTCTGCCCGGACGTTCTGGAAGCCGATAACATCAATGGCAAGCAGCAGTATGTACCGTTCTCTGGGTGGGCTGCTGCACTATGCGCCCGTACTGACCGGGTAGCTAACCCAAGCTTCTCGATAGCAGGCTTGAATCGAGGCTTAGTCAACGTTCTGAAAACCCGTTATACGTATGACGATGGGCAGGCAACTCAACTGTTTAAGGCCCAAGTCAACTACACGAGGACTTTCATTGGTCAGGGCATTGCGCTGTGGGAGCAACAGACACTTAGCGCCCAACAGTCTGCGTTGTCTTGGATATCGGTACGTCGGATTGTCAACGTCATCAAGACTTCGCTGTACCAGTTCCTGCTCTACAGCTTGCAAGAACCCAACGATGACTTCACGGGTCGGCAGATCGTAGGCTCTTGCTCTGACTACCTGGAACTGATCAAGAACGCACGAGGTTTAACTAGCTATCAGGTTATATCGGATACCCGTAATAACTCGGCTGCTATGTTCAACTCGGGCATCCGTAGGGTTACGGTCATCATCGTGCCGACCATACCTATCCATGAGATTCAGTTGCAGATCGTGATCTCTAAACAGGGTGTGTCGTTTGAGGAAGTTCTTACTCAAGTAACTGGGCAGGGCTAAGGGATCAAGGGCAGTTAAACTGCCCTTGACCTTCGTTGGAGAACCACATGATAAAGATTAATGCAGCAGCTAGACTAAAGGCTGAGTACGAGGGAACCAAGGTAAAGGACCTTGCGACCTACGTTAAGTCTTTATGCCCTTCTGCTAAATTCAGCTCTAGCCCTCCTATGAAGAGTGGCCAATTGGTGGCTATTGTTCAAAAAGCTGATGCACTGAGGCTAGGTAAAGCTCTTATGAGCGAAGGGTGGAAAAAGCGTCGTATTAAGCGGATTCTAAATACCCAGGAAGCTAAGATTTATAACGTGTTCACTCCAAGTAACTCTGAAGATACACCAATAATATATGTACCTGCTGTTAGACTGTCAGAGCCGTCCTCCTCAGGTAAGGTGTCGGTGCATATAACTCAGGGTACTGCAATGAGTGTTAGCGAAAACCGTAAGAACCGTGCCTAGGGCTTATAATGACACCTCAAGATCAAGAGTTCTTGTACGATCCTGATAACGATCAATGCGGGGATTGTGGGAGGGCTGTTATAGCTAGTCTTATGGACTTGCCTATAAAGGATGTACCGCACTTTGCGCAGATATCAACGTACACGCCGGGCTCTAATGGCTTCTATACGTTGATTGACGACTGGCTAGCTGAACGGGGTTTGGAGATGCTGTGGCATGTTAATCCGGTGTATTATGCACCAGGTACTTACTGCTACATAAGTGGACCCAGCCCTAATGCTAGTGGTGTGTTTCATGCATGTGTTGGTCAAGTGCAGAATGACCATACGCTAAAGCTTATACATGATCCACACCCCAGCAAGAAGGGACTGTTGGGGATCGACTGGCAGGCAAGCTTTCTGGTTC